GGGTTTAACAAACGACTTGTTTCTGAAGAAACTATTGAAAATTCATTAAAAAATAAACAACCTTTGTCAGATTTATTTAAAGCGGACGCGATTATCTTTATGGATGACACGGCTTCCAAAGCATATACTCTTCATACCGAAGGCTATTCTGATGAGGAAATAAAACTTTACTTAAATGAAAAACTCAAAGGAAATTCAAATCTTACTGTCTAAATTAAGAACTCCATTACTATTTGATTTCATATGTGAAAATATCTTGAAAACTAATGAATTAGATTGTCTTGATATTCTAACTGAATTAGTTGAGACAGGTGTTATTGAAGAAAATAATCGTAATTATAAAATAAAACAAAATGGAAAAATTTAAACCAATAGAACCACTAAAGGCGAATAGATGGATAATACACTTTAATGATGAAATTAAAGTCCCTATTTATTTGTTTAACAAATACAAGATTAAAAACGAAGGAGATGACCTAATCCTGACAATTAGAATGTTTAACTCTGTTGAATATTCCTTCAACCCTGCAGACCTATTTAAGATAACTGAGATTAAGATTGAATACTTGGACCCGATTGGTGAGATTGTTAATGGTCTTATTTTACCTGTTAAAGGTTCTAATCTTGAGACCAAATGTTCTTATAAAGATGACAATTTAATGATGACAAATTTCAGATTTGTTATAGATGTTGATAATATGAGACCACTCTATAAAAATACAATTGAAACTACTGAGGATGGAACAGAAGGAGATGGTAAATAACCCAACCCATTATGGGGGTGCCGATAACACATATGAAGTGATAAAAGTGATAGATGCTTGGGACCTTGGATTTTGTTTAGGTAATACCGTTAAGTATATCTCAAGAGCGGGTAAGAAAGACCCGGCAAAAGAATTAGAAGATTTAAAAAAAGCGATGTGGTACCTACAACATCACATTGAAACATTAGAGAAAAAATGATTGAAAATTATATTAATTCCGTAATCAACGGAGATTGTATTGAGGTAATGAAAACATTACCTGAAAATTCTATAGACTTAATTGTTACATCACCACCTTACGGAGTTAATATCTCCTATGATGTTCATGATGATGACATGGAAATTAATGAGTACTTGGAATTTAGTCGTAGATGGTTGAAAGAGACTTACAATATCTTAAAAGAAGATGGACGTATTGCTCTGAATATTCCCTATGAAATTAACAGACAAGAAAAGGGAGGTAGAATATTTTTCGTATCTGAAGTATATCAGGTAATGAAAGAAATTGGTTTTAAATTCTTCGGTATTGTTGATTTAGAAGAAGATAGTCCTCATAGAAGTAAAACAACCGCATGGGGTAGTTGGATGAGTCCTAGTTCACCCTACATATATAACCCAAAAGAGTGTGTTATCCTTGCTTATAAGAAACACCACATAAAGAAAGTTAAAGGTGAACCACAATGGAAAGGAGTTCCAACTGAAATAGAACAGGAAGACGGTACATTAAAAACAAAAGTTGTTTATCAAGATGAGGATAAGAAAGAATTTATGGAATTAGTATTCGGTCAATGGAAATACCTGAACGACTCAAGACCAATGACGAAAGCCACATTTTCAATGGACATCCCAACTAAAGCGATTAAGATTCTATCATATAAAAATGACATCATTCTTGACCCATTTAACGGAAGTGGAACAAGTTGTGTGGCGGCTGAAACTTTAAACAGACGATGGATAGGAATTGAATTATCTGAAAATTATTGTAAAATAGCAAGAGAAAGAATACAATCATTCATTGATGAAAAAAAACAACAAAAGATAGAATTTGAAAATGGAGGTCACTAACCTCCATTTTTGTTATTACTAGATATTTATCAATAAAAATACAAAATGGCAATCGCATTAACAGAATCAGAATTTCAAAATAGATTAGTAGAAATCTATAATGAAGAGAGACATAAGATAATTGAAGAAAAGTGGAACAAACTCTCAAAGAAAGACCAAACAATAGTTGTTGAAATGTTGAAAGTAATTTATCCTGAGAAAACAAAATTAATCAAGGAAGATAAATGGTATAATACCTTAGGAGATATTGTTGGTATCTTTGACCCAACAGGTATTGTTGATTTAATTAATGGTATTAGTTATTGGAGACAAGGAGATAAATTATTTGCGGTGTTATCTTGGATATCAGTGATACCGTATGTTGGAGACCTTATTGCTAAACCTGTTGTAGGATTCTTCAAATTAGGAGGAGGTGCAGCAAAGGCATTTAAGGCGGCATCATTAGCAGGTGATGCGACTAAGATGGGTCAAATTGCCGCGAAGGCGGGTCCATTATCGGGTTTATTAAAAAAAGTAGGAGAATGGGCACCAAAAGTTTTAGAACCACTTAAAAGAGCGGTTGGAAAAGTTCCTGGAGTTGGACCTGGTTTGGTGAGAAGTGTTGAAGATTTTATTAAATTATTCAAAGATGCCGGTACAAAAATGAATAGGAGCGCTAAAAAAGCGACAAGTTTAACAAATAAAAAAGGATTAACAGGGTCTTTAACCTCATCAGAAAAAAAGATACTCTCAAAATCTCTTAAAGATGCGGTTAATTTTAGAGGATTTAGAGATTTTAAAGGTAATAAAAATTGGTTACAATATATGAAATCAGACGCAAGTTTGATGTCTAAATTATCGGCAGGAGCTCCAAGGTTATGGGGAAATCCAGCAACTAGAAGTTTAATGAGAAGAACAAAATGGTATTTAGGATTGTTGGATTATTTAGGTATTGCCAACTTTGTTGGACCAGAACAGTTAGAAAATCAAGTAGAAAACTTAGACCAAAAAGTTAATGAATACTCTACTACGACTGAAGCTCAAAATCTATTTGCAGATGATGTTGCAGAAATAGAATCAGAAAGTATATCACAATCACCAAGTTTTTCATCGGAACCACCACCCCCACCTGTATCAAAATCTAATGACCCATTTGAGTCAATGCTTGGCGGTCTGTTTGCTTAAACGGAAACCTCATCATTTTCTCTAATGTCCAATTTTTTACAAGTACCACCTTTTACTTCTAAAATAGTATCACCTTCACCACAATAATTAGGACATTCATCCCAATTACATGGAGGACAATCATGGTGGATTTTAGTTATTTTACCATCGTTTATGAAGATTATATCTAAATTTATGATACAACCTTTCATCCAAAAACAATGGTCACCTTCAGGCATTAAAAATAACATACCATTAAATTCATTAGTGAATTTTTTACCCATCATACCTTCTTGAGTGTGGTTAGATAAAAAAAGGGTTTTAACTTTAAAATTGTGATTGTTAATAGACACGTTCATAATGATAAATATCAATACCGAAGTAAAAAAATTTTACACAAAATTGATTTTTGGTCTAAAACCACATATTTATAACTCATATAGCCAAACAACCCTTTCTTTAAAGTTGGTAATTTAACCCTAACATTTTTTAAAAAAACTGTTAGGGTTTTTTCTTTTTTTACTATCTTTGTAATATTATGAAAAATTTTGAGGTAAAATTAAACAAGGTCAGATTTGAATACAAGTTCATTAGAACGATAGATGTAGGCATCGTCCTTAAAGGAAATGAGGTAAAAGGTGTAAAATCAAAAGAATTTTCATTTGTGGACGCATATTGTTTTTTTAAAGGTGGGGAGTTATTTGTTAAAAATTTCATAATAAATAACTCAGAAGACCCAAATAGAGAGAAAAAACTATTGTTACACAAAGAAGAGTTAAGAAAATTAGAAAAAGATTTGGTTAAAGGACTAACTGTGGTCCCTTATAAAGTCTTTTCTAACCAAAAAGGGGTGATAAAATGTACTATTGTTCTAAGTCGTAGAAACAAAATGTACGACAAAAAACAAAATTTGAAGGAAAAAGACCTAAAAAAAGAAAATAAATTTGGCAATGAATAATATTTTTCATATTTTTGAAAAAAAATATCATGAACAGTATCCAACATAACATAAGAATTCAAAACGAAAAGTTTGGAACAATCTTAAACGAAACCTTTTATGATTTGACACAGTTCAAACTATTCCTAAAGGCGGTTCAAGGATGTATTGAATTGAAAAATGACTTTACGTTCTTCAACGGAATTGAGTTCTTGGTCCATATTCCACATAGATTTTTAGTAGATTCGGTAATTACCACCTCAATTGAAAATGTTGAGATGATGGATGTTGTTAAAAGTAAAATTGAATCTCTTACAACAAAATGATACTTGACACTGACACATTAGGATGGTTGTTATGTACGGGAATTGCCGTATATCTTATATTTAAAAATTGGAAACGATTTATTAAGTTAGCGATTTTCGCTATGGCGGCAATGTTCATTTTATTTGTCGTGCAGATTAAAAAATGGTATGATGGTATTATATTAACTGAACCATCACAATCTGAAAAGACAGAACAAGTGTTTGATGTCAAAGCAGAAATTGATTCTACGGAAACAATTCATATCAAAGAAATTAAAGAAAGAAAGTAAAAATAACGTTTCCTTGTTTAAACGAGTAAAAACAAGGTGGTGGACACCCAATTTTGGGCTCAATTAAAGGGGAGAAATCCCCTTTTTTTTATATTTATTAATAAAGAACTGTTATGAAAAATATTATTATAAGTGAAAAACAACTTGAAACTTTAACTAATTTGGTTAAACAAAACGTTAAAGAGGATGATAGACAAGAAGACTCCATGGCTAAAAAACAATTATTTACAATTGCAACTTTAGCGTATAAAATGTGGGAGAGTATGGATGATAATGAAACTCTTGAAGATTGGGAAGAAAGTAAGATAGCTCAATGTGAACAAAGTATTATTGCGGTGGTAAAGAATTATATGTATGATGAGTTTGTTGATGATTCAGACATTAAAGATGTTGGTGGTATGGATAAATTGAGTTATGATGATTTGGTAATCGGTAAATAATATATGGATAATAGTAAATTGAGATTGGTTAAAATTGAGTACGACATGACTGTTGATGAACTTGATTTGCTATTATATCGTAGAATGAGTGAAGAAGATAAAAGATGGGCGGCGATATTATCAATTCAAAATCCTAATGAAAGTATAATAGATGAAAACGAAATGGTTCATGATATTATTTTAGTTGATTTTGATATTCAGGATAGGATTGATAAAATGTTAAATGAATTAGATATCACTTTTAGAATGACTGATGTCTCTGATTCATATCATAGAAGTCCATCAGTTTTTAGTACAATTTTACTATCTACAATAGAAACTTATTTAAAAGAAAACATTGATATTGATAATGTATTAGACAGAATTAAAGAAGTGGGTCTACCTAATATTACTGTTTTTGAAAAAAAATTCTTAGATATTTCATATGGAAGCTCTACTGAAAATTCATAACAAAAAACCAATTGAGGTTCCATTACCGGGTAATCAAAGCTTGGATGTATTTGTCCAAGAATATGAACCCGACCTAACAGGAGAACTTTGCCCAACAATAAAGTGTTTTTATTACTCATCAGAAAAATTAAACTATTTGACAAGTAGAATTATAAAGAGTTATATACACAGACATTTAAGAACGCATTTAAAGTTGTTTTCAATAGATGAACCTATATTTTCAAATATTGAAGTTAGATAATATTTATAATTAAAAATTCAAATGGATAAAGAAACAAAACTTAGACAGGATTTACTAAATGAAGTCAAAAAAAGAGGTTTAGTAGTTGAACAAAAATCCGAAGAGGGAGGAATCTCAAACATGATTTCAAAATTACTACACTCAAGAAGTCAAACACATATATTTCACTGGCAAACAAACTCACAATCATCTTTTGCCGAACATATGGCTTTAGGTGGATATTATGAAGGAATTGGAGATTTGTTGGACGGGTTAGTAGAAAGTTTTCAAGGGAAACACGGAATTATTAAAGGATATAAATCAGAAAATTTGGAAAGTTACGAAAGTGCTAAACAACTTATATCGTACTTTGAAAATCTAAATGAAGTAATTGAAACTAGTAGAAAGTCTATTAAGGAATCATATCTCCAAAATCAAATAGATACCATTCAGGAATTAATATTTTCTACATTATATAAGTTAAAATTTTTGAAATAATATTTTTTATTATTATCTTTGAACCCTCACTTAACGGTGGGGGTTTTTCATTTTAAAATATATTTATAGTTATGACAAGATTAGATAAATCTATATTATCATTTATCAGTACAATGACTGATTTTGGAGATGTTGATGTGAGAATTGAAGAACATCACGGAGAGAAATTTTTTATCGTCTATGTGGATTTGTCAAGATTTGATATGAATAGTCCGAACTATGACCCCAAATATTATGATAAAATAACTAATAAAGAGAGAGTAAAAGACCACCCAATACCGGGTATATTAGGTCATAAATCGGCATTATCGTCACGATTGAGAGAGGCTCAAAAATTTTTTGGTGAAGATATTAACTACACTACGGCATTTTTACCGAAGAATTATGATTACTTGGGCAAAATTGAGAAAAAAGTAGAATCGGTAATTAAATCAGTAGACCCTGATTTTAAATTAGAAC